CGGAGATCGCATCCAAAATTGCCGATTCAGTATTCATAATTAAAACCCCTCCCACCTTTTGCCGTCGTGAAATTTGTTGTCTTCATCGACAATCATAAACGGCCTTTTCCCGTCCTTGCCGACGAAGAAACCTCTTGCCGCGATCTTTTTGAAATGCACCTCCTTTTCTTCCTGCGATAGAACATGCGTTCTGTTGTAATGGATCTTCTTCAATGCCGGATAAAGGATGTAATACGATGCGGCGATGAGAAGAATGACCGTGGCAACAAACAGGAACTTGTCTAATTTGGTTTTTGGCATGGTGACACCTCCGCTTTTTCGTCATCCACTTAGGGCGAGGCAGAAAGGAAACCCTGATAGTCAACCAGCTGATCCCTTCTGTCTCTGTGCCGTTTCTCCTATCTCACCCTGGGAGAGGGTAGGCACTTCAAGTCCGGCTTTCCACACCTGGCTGACGAGGCCGTGTGGTTATCTCCCCGCCTTAAATGGATGACGATATAAAAGAACTTTCCGCTGCCACCCCTCGGCCCCGCAATCACGCTATCGAAAGGATTCTTTTTTCACGCCCTTCTCGCTTGCCAGACCAGTTAGCTATCTCTCCCCATGATCCCCATGTGATCCGAGGCTGCTGTTCGATCCGCGTATGAAGCAAGAGGTCTACGGGTTGATTTAAGCACAGTAAAGCATACCGCTTTACTCATGTCAAGTAAAAAGATTGACTTGCAGGTAAAAAGAAGCCCCGGCGAAAACCGGGGCAATGTGGCGAACGGTCGTTCTATTTCAGCGGCGATCTATTATTTAGGTCGCTTGTTATCCTCGACGTCGGGCAGCGTGGCCTTGCTGCTGGTAGCTGCGCCCCGATCAAATTCGCTTGAGCTGTGGGATGAAGTAATATTTTTTACTACGTCATCAGGACCGAACATGATGCTTATATACTGGGACTGGACATTTGTTCCGCCGATAAAGGGGCCGACAATCGGGATGAAGGACTGCGGCTTAGCGGCTGCGCGGGCATAATGATAACTAAATATCGTGTCCCCTGTGCCGATGTTCATGATCCTGTCGGGTGATCCTATCAGTGAAATGACTTCCGCCCTGGTCGTCTTCCCCTTCTCGATTTTATCGACCGCGCCTTGATCTACCTGGCGGCCAACAGAGGCGCAGCCCACAAGAAAAATCAGGACAAAAACTAAATATGTCTTCCTTATCGTATTCCCTCCATATGCAGGTAGGTTATATTGCTTTCCGTTTTTTGCCGATACCAGAAGCCGCCCTTCGCCCAGTACCGGCGGGCAACCCTGCCGACGTGGTCTGCTCAAGATTGTCAAGCCTTCTATGAAGATCAATTGAGTCCTTGAAGGCGGCAACATTCACGCGCAGAGCATCAGCATAAATTGTGTCCGAGTCGAGAATTTCCTTAGCGTGCTTGCAAAGCTCAATCAGATCATCCGGCCAATCGGACACCAGGGCATCATGACTTTTACCCTCTACCCGATAAAACTCTATCCAGTCAACAGAAAAAATTTTGGCGAGCTTCAACACGGCTTCCTCGCCGAGCGCCGCTTTGTTCCTGATTAGCGCACTCACATATTGCTTCGTAGCATCAAGCGCGGCCATGAGGTCTTGACGGCTCATCTTGCTTTTATTGAAAAGTCTCAGAAAGTTTTCATGCTTCGTGTCTTTGAGTGATTTCATATAGTCAAATATTTTGGTTGACAAGGGTAAAGTAATATGATTTACTTCGTACTCATGAAGCTAAATGAATTCCTGAAAAATAAAAACCGCAAAGAATTCGCTGGCAAAGTCGGGACGACGGAGAACTACGTAAACAATCTCTGTAGCAACTCCCGATATGTTCCCGGACGAAAGCTCGCGCTTCGCATCGAGGAGGCGTCGGGCGGCGCGGTTACGATCAAAGAGCTGCTTTACCCTGACGCGAAATAGGGCGGGGCGCAGAAGCCCCTCATGAGATTGCCCGTCTCGGAACCTTTTGAGCTCTGCCCTTTCTTTATCATACTTTCTTGGATTAATATATGCCAAAAATCGATCTCGACACATCAAAATTACCTCTCTTTGCTTACCTCGAAGAAGGCAAGCGCAACGAAAAAATCACATTCACAGGATCAGAAGAACTTAAAAAAGCCATATACGATTTTGCCAATAAGCAGGGCGTGACCGTTTCTGATCTGTGCGCCCGCTACATCATCAAGGGCCTTTCCACCGACATGGAGAAAATGCTGCTTATCAAAGAGTACCAGGACAGGCCGCTGTCCGAAGTGCTGAAGATGTTCTCATAATTTTTTTTGCGTGTCACGTAGACAATGTTCGGATGATGTTCTGATAAAGGTATACCTTATGAGACCACGTAAAAAAGTAACGCAAGAGGCCATCCTCACCCGCCAGATCCGCGACGTGCTCTACCACGCACGTATCTATCACTGGAAGGCATGGCAAGGGGCGATGTCGAAGGCCGGCATTGCAGATATTCTCGGGATCAATCACGACGGCAGGATGATAGCCATCGAAATCAAAGCGCCAAAGGGCGTTCTAAGCGAGCATCAGAAACTATTCCTGGAAGAAATAAAGACACGCGGCGGGATTGCGCTCTGTGCTCGCTCGATTGGGGACGTGATCGAGGCGTTGGGATTGCAAGATCGCTTTTTATTCTACAAGGACAAGGGATGATCCAGGCGGCTTTGAACTTTAATCCGTATCCGAAAAACATCTTCACGCCGGGGACGGATAGCTACCGTCTCTATGAATATCTAAGAGAGCACGGCGAAATAACGACCTGGCAGATTCACAATATCGTCAAGGTTGAGACGGCAAGAATCCGCTCTGACATAAGGCCATTTCTTAGGAAGAACGGCATGGATTATGACTGCAAATCAATACCCGGGGTCAAGGGAAACCGGATGTATAAAATAAAATATGGAGGTTAAAAAATGGTCGGAACGAAAATGATTTTGTCAATCAAGGAAGTGGCGGCGGCATATCAGGCGATGGTCCGTATCGGCAACATGCCCCTGCATCCGCGGACATCGTACTGGATGAGCCGGAACTGGCAGCATCTGCGCCCTATCGCGGAGCGCATCGAGAAGGAACGGAACGATATTATAATAAAGCACGGTACGAAGGACGAGGCAACGGGACAGATTATTGTGCTGCCGACGATAGAGGTTGACGGCGTCCAGCAGCCGAACCCAGCGGTCGATCTCTGCACGAAAGCGCTTGAGGATTTAGTCAACTGCGTAGTTGTGGTCTCGCTGCACAAGCTGCCCATGTCCGGGTTCATGGGGAACATCAGCCTGATGGATACCCACGCCCTGAGCATCATGATCGAGGAAGAAGTTGAGTCGAACCTAATCCAGTTACCAAAGCCGAAAATAATCTGAGGAATCGCTATTGGGAAAAAACCCCGCATTTCTATTTTACCCCTCCGACTGGCAGCGCGATCTTGACGAACATTCTCTTGAAATAGAGGGTGCGTGGGTGAGGATTTGTTGCCGTTTGTGGTGGGCGCCACAGAGGGGCAGATTGACCCTTAGGCCGGATCGCTGGTCGGTGATACTCCGCAAGGACATTGACTGCACTAACCGCATACTCGACTACCTGTTAACCGAGGGGATAGCATCGGGACAACGTGAGGCTAACGGTTATGTAACGCTTTGGTCACGGCGCATGATGCAAGACGATAAAGATAGAGAGTATAACCGTTTGCGTCAACAGCGGTTCAGGTCAAAGGACAAGCGTAACGCTACCGTCACGGATGATGTAACGGACTCGTCACACGGTGTTTCAGTTTCAGTTACAGATTCAGTTACAGTTACAAAGAATAGAAAGAGGGCGACATTCATAAAACCGACCCTTGAAGAAATAGCAACTTATTGCCGGGAAAGACGGAATGGAATAGACCCCGAATTATGGCTCGCGCACTATACGTCAAACGACTGGATGGTAGGCAAGAACAAAATGAGAGACTGGAAGGCTGCGATCATAACCTGGGAGAAAAGAAATCCAGCGGGCGGGAATGGAAGTAAGCCAGCGCCAAAGGAATCGCGGTACTCAATCTGCCCAAAGTGCAAAAAAGAAGTCCTACCGGCAGACTGTTTTGAAAAAGACTGCATCCACTGCGCGCCGAGAGTTCCGCTGAGCGAGATTAAAAAACTAACAAAGGCAGTTGGGAAAGAAGTTGATCTAAAAGATATCCCATTTTGAGGAATGCCACATGACCATAATCACATACTCAAGGAGTTTGAAAATGATATCAGAGAAATGGAAAAGATGGATACTCCTGATCGCGTTATCCGCTTTCTTGGGCGTCTACACGGCTGAGATTGTGGTGTACATGCCGGACTGGTGGGCTGACATGATAAAGTTTTGGGTGCGCTGATGGCTGACACCTGGCTGACCGGCTGGAAAGAGATCGCTTGCTACATCGGCCTGCATATCAATACGTGCAAGAAGTACCGCAAAAAGTATTCCATGCCGGTTCATTATCTCCCCGGAGGAACTCCGGCGAGCCTACCCTATGAATTAGATCAGTGGTTGATCGCATTTAACAAGATCAAGCAGGGGCGTGTCTCCTAAATACCCCCTCTTGTATCCCTGCTGTATATTTTCAAATCCGTTTTTGCCTGATACACTCCCTCCGTAATGAAAACCAAATCGAACGAAGAAATAGGGCTTGAAGCTGCAAAAATAGCCCGCCAGAAAGTTCTCAAGGAGGCAAAAAGTGTAAAGCTCACCACGCGGCGCATCCTACAGCGCATCTCTGAGGGTCTCGATGCAAATGAAGTTAAAATATCATACGACACGCGGGCAATGCGTTTTTTTTATGCAAAGCCGCGTGTAGACCATGGGCGCAGGCTGGACGCTGCGCAACTTGGCATTTTAATCCACGACATGAAGCCGTGCGAGAGGAAGAAGATTGAACTTAGCGGGAATCTTAATTTATCAAACCTGACAGATGAAGAACTCGCGGATATTGTAAAGGGGAAAATTCCAAAGGGTCTTATTCGATGAATGTTGTGCCTGCAATACCACTATCAATGAGAGCCGCAGCGGAATTGGAACTGCGCAGGCGCGTTTCTTCCCGCCAAAATACACCATTCAAAAAATGGCTGCCTATAGTCTCTCCAAAATATATATGGACATGGCCCTACCTTCTCCTGCTCTATGAGGCGCTTCTTGATGTTGTGGCCGGAGATATAAACCGCCTTATGATCTTCATGCCCCCCCGCCACGGCAAGTCTGAGGCGGTGACGGTGCGCTTCCCAGCATGGATGCTGGAACGATCTCCATCGATGCGCTTTATCCTCGCCGCCTACAACTTTTCACTTGCCTCGAAATTTAGCCGGAAGGTTCAACGTATTGCGCAGTCAAGGGGGCTTCACCTGGACAGGGAGGCCATTGATGACTGGACTACTGATGCAGAGGGCGGCGTGCGGGCGGTGGGTGTGGGTTCCGGGGTAACTGGACATGGTGCAAATGGGATAATCATCGACGACCCGGTGAAATCCCGGGAAGAGGCCTATAGCGCGATTTACCGCGAGAAGGTTTGGGACTGGTATCGTGACGACCTCTATACACGCCTGGAGCCTGGCGCGTTCATAATTCTTATCATGACCCGATGGCATCATGACGACCTTGCGGGGCGCATTCTTGCAAATGATACTACGCAGGAATGGAAAGTCATCAAGCTACCCGCTTTTGCAGAAGCGAATGATCCGCTGGGCAGAAAAGAAGGTGATGCACTTTGTCCAGAGCGATTTGGTGTTGCAGAACTTCAAGCAATTAAAACCACAATGGGCGGTGATTTTGAATGTCTGTATCAGCAGAATCCAACAGCCGCTGCCGGCGACATATTTAAGCGTGAATGGTGGAAATACTACAAAGCGTTGCCGCGCATAAAGCGCATTATCCAATTTTGGGATACGGGATTTAAAGAAAAACAACGGAACGATCCCTCGAGCTGCCAGACGTGGGGTGAGGGTGACAATGGCTATTATCTCATTGATCGATGGCCGGAACGCATCAGGACTGGGGGCCGCATTCCATTTCCCGATCTAAAGCGCGTCGCAATCCAACAGTATGATGATCACCATCCCTATGTCGTCCTCATCGAAGACAAGGCCAGCGGACAAAGCCTTATTCAAGAACTCAGGCGCGAGACAAAAATTCCCATTATTGCAATTCCGGCAGACAAGGACAAGATTACAAATGCGCATGTCATTACGCCGCTATGTGAATCCGGGCGCGTCTTCCTGCCGGAAGATCAGCCTTGGGTAGGTGAATATGTAGACCAAATGTCAATCTTCCCTGGCGGCGCACACGATGAAGATCCCGACATCACATCAAAGGCCTTATTTTATCTATCACAGGGTGCGGGCGGCATGGGCATGCTCGACCACATGGCTAATCAGCACGACGCCGCGCTGAAGGCACTGGAAGATAGGGGCATGGCGGAAGTGGTGAAAAAAAGAAAAGAGGCGATAGAAAAACACCTCTCCGATATCAAAGGCAGATTAAAAAACAAAGGAGGTCAGGCAAATGGCTAAAAAGAAAACATCCGTTTCAACCGACCCAGGCGGCTCCATACTTCTCAACGTCCCGCCAGGAATTGACAGACTGTTCGTGACGGACGACAACGGGAATTCCATCGAACTGGATATCAGTTCCGGGCAGGTATTGGCAAGCGCCGCGCATGCCGCGATTTTGCAGGGATCGGGATATACACCCGTATCATAACCGATAAATTAAAAACAAAGGAGAAGCCAAAATGAAAAAGCTCACATCGATTCTTTTCATAGTTTTAATGCTCTGCCTTGCGCTGGTCATGCCAGCCTTTGCAAACGTAACATTCGTGGTGCCTTCCGGCATTGGGCAGGCAATTGACCGTGACGGAAATACCTATACGCCGAGCGCAACCGGGACGATCAGCGTGCCAAACAGATACGAGGCCGATTTTATCAATGCCGGTTACGTACCGCAAACGATCAACGCCATCGTATGCGGGTCTGCTCTTGCCTGTTCTGTTACAAACCAGCCAGCAACGATGGTAGTGACTGGAAAGTTGACGTTGAGTAACGCATCTGCGTCGCTCACGGGACTCAGCTTCACCAGCGCCACAACTTATCTCTGCACTGCGAATGATATTACCGCTACAAACGCAGTGAGGATATCTGTCCCATACAGCGGCTCAATGGTGGGGTTCTTTGGCACTGGCTCCGATACGATAAACTATATGTGCGTCGGATACTAAGCGAGGCGGCATGATTTCAATGGGCAACACAACCGGCAATGATCATTGCCGGTTGGGAGATTCACGGGCGCGCTCAAAGATGATCGCCTGGCTTATCGTCCTCGTCCTTTTCGCCGGCACCGCCTTACTGATACCAAACGGCCTGAATTTGCGCTTGCAACGCACAGCGAACTTTACCTTCTTCCTGACCGTCGCTGCGGGGATTTATATTCTCGTAGCGATAAGCAGGACGCTTGGCTGCCTGATGTTATGGGCATGCGCGCAGCTCTTCATCGGGGGACCACGAATAGATGAATATATCATCTTCTCTCTCGCCGTTTTCTTCATCGGCGCGGTTCTGCTCAGAGATTATTGGCAGCAATACACAGGCGAAATCTATGATGCGATTATGCTCTGTGCGACGATCAGTGTCGGCTTTCAGGTCTTGCAGTATTTTGGGCAGCAATATGTGGCGCAGAATGTCCAGTGGTATCAATACACCGGATTGATGGGAAACCAAGATGACCAATCGTGTGTCATTGCAGTGATGCTGCCTGTCTTCCTGCGAAAGGGTAGATTGAAATTGCTGTGGATACCTATTCTGGGACTTGTGCTCGCAAAGTCATTCATCGGCGTCGCAGCGGCAGTGGCCGTCTTCTTGATCGTCGCCATTACGCTAAAAACAGCACGATTCAGGGCGATGCTCCTAATCGCGCTTTTCTGTTCAGTGCTTCTCTTTCACTTCTTCGTCAAGCCGTTCAATTTCGCAAACCAAAAGCACATACGCCTGGATATCTGGAAGTCGTCAATAACGGTTGCGCTCGTGAAGCCGCTTGCCGGTTGGGGGTTCGCGCAATATGACAAAGTGATCCCGCTGCTCACGTCGCACAAATACCTGAGCAGCCAAAGTCAGGAATCGCTTGTGCGTGGAGTTGTTGACAAGGTGGCGCTGGCAAAGGCTGCGCAGCGGCTCTATGCTAAAGACACAACTTATTTCACCGGAGACAATCAGCAAGCATATCTGTACGGAGAAGCGCACAACGATTATATTGAATGGCTCTTCGCTGGGGGAGTAATTGGAGGGGCATTGCTGGTCATCACCGTCTTGTGGTCTCTGTTTCGAGCGCACATTATGTCGTGCAACTCAAAGGGGTTTATGCCGACTGCCCGAGTGCCGCTTTACGGGCTTGTCGCTTCGTGCGTCTGTGCTGCCGTTTTCTTCTCGTGGCAGATCATGCCCGTGCAGGCGCTCACAATGTTTTATCTGGGTGTGATTTATGGAGGTAAAAATGAAAAAGCTCCTGATGTTTATAATCCTGGCGGCGCTCCTTACCGCTGCAATCCCTTGTATTGCCGGTGAGCCGGTTGCGGAAAACAGTGGGGCGCTGACTGCCGCCAAGGTTCTGGCGACAGGCCCAGGCGGAGTCGTCCTTGTGGTATGCCAGGGTGACGGGTCGCATGCTTGCGGCTGCACCCTTTTTGACAATGCAACGCAAGGAGCAGGGCCGCAGCTCCCTGGTGCATTTCTACCAGCGACGACGCCGTTGATGGGCGGATGGATGAATCCAACGCCCGTGCGATTCACAAACGGGCTCTACGCCAGCCCGTCCGCCAACAGTACATGCTTTGTTTCATGGCTTCAGGGAGTGCGATGAGAATTCTTATCGAAACGGGAAAAAGAAGCAAGCGCGTTATGGTCAAGGAACTGGCCAAGGTTGACCGCGCCACGAAAGGCGGAGGCACAGCCACGCCTGTCGAATTGGGGCTCATCTCGCGCGTTGTACAGGGCGTGAAGTATATGATCTCCGGCGTCGGCCCCTCAACATGGTTTGGGCCTCAGCAGCCGATTGCCCCGATCTCACAGGAGAGCAAGGGCAGGACATGGGATTACCCTGTCGGCTACAACCTGCAGATTACAAAACGCCCATATGAAGCGACGACGTTTGATCAGATGAGGCAGCTTGCCGATAACTACGACCTCTTGCGGCTTATAATCGAAACCCGGAAAGACCAGATCGCCAAGATGCAGTGGCGCATTAAGCCCCGCGACATGGACGGCGCGAAACCAGATAAGGGCACGGTGAAAAAGCTGGCCCCACAGATTAAGGCAATCAAGGATTTCCTGATTTATCCCGACCGCGAACACGACTGGGATACCTGGCTGCGCATGCTGCTGGAGGATTTGTTTGTCATCGATGCGCCGACGATCTATCCGCGCATGACCAAGGGCGGCGGAATTTACTCCCTTGACGTGTTTGACGGCTCAACGATCCTTCGCAAGCTCAATGCCGATGGCCGCACCCCCGAACCTCTGGACACAGCCTACCAGCAATTAATCAAAGGTGTTCCCATGGCAGACTTCAGCCGTGACGAACTAATCTACCGGCCCCGCAATGTACGATCCGCAAAAGCATATGGCTTCAGTCCCGTAGAGCAGGTCATCGTGACCGTCAATATTGCGCTCAGGCGTCAGCTCTTCCAGCTTTCATATTATACCGAGGGCAATGTGCCAGAAGCCCTGATCGGCGTGCCGGAGACGTGGACGACTGACCAGATCGCGCTCTTCCAGGCATATTGGGATGACCTCATGGAAGGCAATCTCGCGCAGAGACGCCACGCTAAATTTGTACCCAGCGGCGTAAAACTCATGGACGCTAAGGAACACGCGCTTAAAGACGATTACGATGAGTGGCTGGCGCGGATACTCTGCTTCTGCTTCTCGATCAATCCGCAGCCCTTTGTGAAGATGATGAACAGAGCCACATCGGAGACGATACAGCAGGCGACGATGGAAGAGGGGCTGCATCCGATCCTGTCATGGATCAAGAGCATGATGAATTACGTCCTGTGGAAATACTTCCAGGCCCCGGAGCTTGAGTTTGATTTTGAGACCGGCGAGGAAGTTGACCCGGCGATTGAAGCTGAAATTATAAATACAAAAGTCAGGGCAGGAGCGTTGAGCATCGACGAATGGCGAAGCAAGGACGGCCTCGATCCATTGCCTGACGGCCTTGGCAAGGAATATTTAATCTATACGGCGTCCGGGGCCACGCCGCTGGAAAAAGTTCTAAACCCTCCGGAGCCGGTTGCCCCGCCTCCCATACCCAGCAAGGATGAAAATGCCCCTCCGCCTCCGCCTCCCGGGAAAGGGAAGGATGCCGAAAAGCTGGAGAAGGGTAAAAAAAAACTCAACCGTATTGACAGGGAGCGAGAATCCGTAACGGACGCACGGTCGAAGATGAAGAAGCTGATGATGAAAGCCTTTAAAATGGGGAAAACGGAAGCCATGAAATTGGCCACTGATGATTTCATGAAAGACGCGGAGGAATCGGCGCAACATGCAAAGCGTCTCCTGGCAAAGCTCGACCTTGAGGGCTGGGCGTTCCTGATGGACCCGAGCGAGGAGCTTATGGCGGCGATCACGAAGGACGGCGCATATCAAGCGCTCATGCAGATTGGCCTTACGGAAGAGAATATGACAGACAAGATGTCAGAGCTGGCCGTGAAGTACGCCAGGGATCGCGCTGCCGAGATGGTAGGCAAGAAGTGGGTTGAAGGTGATCTGATAGATAATCCCAACGCAAAATGGCAGATCACGGAATCAACCCGTGACATGCTGCGATCCGACATAACCAAGGCGATTGAAGAAGGCTGGTCCCCGGGGAAATTGAAGAGCGCCATAGCTGATAATTACGCTTTTAGCAAAGACCGGGCGGACACGATCGCACGAACGGAAATAGGCAATGCAGATATCCAGGGCAACATGATCGCCTATAAAGAATCGGGCATTGTGGAAGGCAAGGAGTGGGTGCTCGGCAGCGAGCATGATGACGATGATGAGTGCGACATGAATGCAGACGCAGGGGTGATCCCACTTGATGAACCGTTCCCGAGCGGTGATATGGAGCCGCTGGCGCACCCGCGCTGCGTTTGCGATCTCATGCCTGCCGTAATGGAGGAAGCAGCATAAGTCTTTGAAAATCAGGGTTCATCCAAGTCCCGGCCAGGATGAGGATGACGAAAGAAAGAATTAGGGCGGTAGTGAGGTGCCTCACCATCTCATTGACCGCCCTTTTTCTTTGCCCTCAACCAAGGAGGATATGGACACATGAACGGACTAAAACTTTTCATTCCGATCACCAAAATCGACGTTGAGAAGCAACTGGTTTTCGGGCGCATCGCGGAAGAGACGCCGGATAGCGGCGGAGAGATATTCGACTATGAAACTTCAAAGCCCTTTTTCACCGAGTGGTCAGATTTCTTTGCGAAAACCACTGACGGCAAGAGCGTAGGCAACGTCAGGGTACAGCATGACCCCCAGCGCAACGCTGGGCATCTCACCGATATTGTCATGCTCGATGAAGACAAGGCCATCGAAGCCTGCGCCAAGATAAACGACGCGGACGAGTGGCAGAGGCTCATGGATGGCGACTATACGGGTTTCAGCATCGGCGGGAAGTACGTCAAGAAATGGACTGACGGAAATTTCAAGCGATACACCGCGCAGCCGAACGAGGTCAGCATTGTTGATTACCCGGCACACAAGAGCTGCACCTTCGATCTCATTAAGGCGGACGGCACGAAAGAGCCGCACGCCTTTAAGAATATCGCTCCGGCGAAGAAAGGAGAACCCACGAACGTGAGAAAAACAGAAATTTTAGCGGACCTGAAAAAATGGGCGGGGCAGGAAATCTATGACGTTAGCACTGCCGTCAGAAGTCTGGTTGACATCGTCTACCTCTTCACAATGGAAGAGGGAGAGGATCACCCGGAAGCAGCCGCGCAACTTGACGCATTAAAAGCAGTCATCACAAATCTCAAAGCGTTCATCGCATCCGAAATCACGGAAGCCGAGCCGGACGACGTAATCAGGCGCTTCTCCAAGCTGGACGAGGAAAAAATGCAGAAGGTTTGCGAGACCCTGGGCCTGGAGAAGAAGGGCGCTGCCATTTCTTCCAAGAACCTGGAGAAGATTCAGGCAGTCCACGATCACAGCGTTGATCTCGGCGCGAAGTGCAGCAAGGAAGCGGCGGAAGGCGCTGGCGATCTGCAGAAGGTAGCGGGTGAGCGCGATGAGGCCATAACTAAGGCAGACGCGCTGACCAAGGAAACCGAGGAACTGAAAAAAACTAACGCTGCACAGGCAGAAGAGATCGCAAAGTTCAAGGCAGAACCGGCTCCGGCCAAAGGCGTCACGAAAGTAGTGACAGTCACTAAGGCCGACGACGCAGCGCCTGTCAATCAGGAAAACGCCATCACTATCGACCCGCACGACCCGAAGAGCGTAGAGGCCGGAGCGTTGGCGATGATTAAGGCGGCACATGGAAAACCGCAGAATCTTACGGCGAGAAAGGCCCTCTTAAGCCCGGAGGACTTGAAAATAGAAACGGCATAGCAATAACAACTTTGAAAAGGAGGATCATTTAAGATGAACCAGAACGTAACGAACGAAACACTTCAATTAGTCAAGTCCATGAAGGCGCAGGATCTGGCGCTTTTGCCGGGTAATCTCGCAAAGGCATACACTCAGGCCCTTGGCCTTGTATGGTACGACCTGGAACCCACAGCAAAGCTGCTCTATCCCGTAATCACGCCGATCAGAAACATGATTCCTCGCGTATCGGGCGCGGGCGGTACAGCCACGCATTACAAGGCAATCACCGGAATCAACATCAACAACCTGTCTGCCGGCGTGTCTGAAGGCAACAGGAATGCGGTCATTGCAACCACTGTCGCGCAGGTCATCGTTCCCTTCGCGGGCCTTGGCTTGGAAGACAACGTGAGCTTTGAAGCGGATTACGCTTCAAAGAACTTTGACGATGTTAAGGCGCTGGCAATTCTCGGATTGCTCCGCTCCCTGATGCTTGCCGAAGAGAGAACGATGCTCTGGGGCAATGCGACGCTGGCCCTCATGAGCGGCGCTGCGACACCGACACCAGCGCAGGGCGTAGTCACCAACGCAGGCGGTGCACTTTCTAACGCTACCTACAGCATCGCCGTCGTAGCCCTCACTCCGGAAGGATATTTCAACGCGACAATCGCAGCCGGAATCAGGCAGCAGATCAACCGCATCAACGCTGACGGAACGAATGATACCTACGGCGGCGGTGCCGCAAGACCGTCCGCGACTGCGAATATCGTCCTCAACGGCGGCGGCGCGGCACAGATTCTGACGGCAACAGTGACCGCAGTTACAGGCGCAGCGGCTTACGCCTGGTATTACGGAGTCCAGGGGCAGCCATTGCTTCTGACCCAGATCACTACCGTCAACGCGGTGTCTATTCTCGGAAATGAGACTCAGGGCACGCAGACCTATGCGGGCCTCGCGGCTACCGATAACTCCCGCAATACGCTGCTGTTTGACGGTCTTATCATGCAGGCATGCGGTGCGGGCCAGGTGACAGCCACAGAGAACCCGATTGCAGGCGGCTATTTCGTGTCCTTGAACGGCGGCCTTCTGCATACCAACAACGCTGGCGGCGTAACGGAAATCGATACAGCGCTGAAAGCGTTTTGGGACAACTACCGCCTCTCCCCGGACATCATGTTCGTCAATTCGCAGGAATTGCAGAACATCCATCTGAGGGTCATGGTAGCGGGCGGGACGCCTCTCGTTCGGTTCGCTCTCGATGCACAGCAGGGCAGTGGGCAGCCTGGAAATCTGACCATGACGGCAGGCGCAGTCGTCGGAACGTATCTCAACAAGTTCTCGATGGACGGCGGGCAGCTCGTCAAGATCATGCTTCATCCGAACATGCCTCCGGGGATGATCCTGTTCTTCAGCTCGCGCATTCCCTATCCCCTGAGCAACGTCACGAACGTCGTGCAGATGAAGCTCAGACGCGATTACTACCAGATTGAATGGCCGATCAGAAGGCGCCTGTATGAATACGGCATCTACATGGACGGCACGCTGGAGAATTATTTCCCGCCCGCATTTGGGGTGATTTGCAATATCGGCAACGGTTAAAAGGAGGCTTCCATGGCTTCTGATGACCTCTGCCAGCTTGCGGATGTCAAGCAATGGCTGAATTTGGGGACGCTTGCGGAGACCTTCACGATCCCCGCGAGCAGCCCCTATACAGCTACCGTTTCGAAGGCGGCGGCCTTCACTGCGGACATCGGCGTTATTGACCTTTCGACAGGCGCTCCCATGACGAAAACTACGGGTGCGCTTAGCGCGGGGAAGTATACCGTCTCGCAAGGCGTCTATACTTTTTTCTCAAGCGACGCCTCAAAGAACGTCGGGATCACCTACCTGATTTTCGGCATTGACGATCTGATGCTTGCCAGACTGATAACCGCCGTTTCGGAGTTCATCCGGTCTTACACGCAGCTCAAATTCGATGTTGAGAATTATACCGAGTACAGAAGCGGCAAGGGCTGGGGGCAGGCGATGCTCGTCCTTAAAAACCAGCCGATTGTCTCCGTAACGTCATTGACTATTGATGACGTTGCAATACCCGCGCTCCCCAGCAATATCCCCGATCCGAACGGCGTTGGCTTCGCTTATCTGCCGACGCATATCAGTTTGTACGGATACGAGTTCTCGGAAGGCCTGGACAATATCATTGCCGTTTACTCGGCGGGCTATGCGTCCGTCCCCTATGATCTCGTGCAGGCGGCCATTGAGCTGGTTACGTTCAAGTTCCGTGAAAAAGAACGGATCGGACACAAGAGCAAGAGTCTGGGCGGGGAGACTGTTGCTTTCATAACTGCCGAGATGCCTGATTCCGTGAAAGCGGCTCTCAATAAATACAGGAGGGTCATTCCAGTTGTTTAAAGCTGTCCTCATAGGCGATCCGTCAAGGATCTCCGATAACATCCGGTCGCTGTTCCCTGAGATAACGGGTGCTGTCGGAAAGCGCATGGCGAGCATTGTCTTTGCCCTGAGCAATAAGATCAAGTTCGAAAAACTGTCTGGCCAGGTGTTGAAAAACAGGACAGGCACACTCAGGCGCAGCATCACACCGACAGTCAAGGAAGGCGGGTCGTCTGTCACTGGCGAAGTGGCGACGAACATCGAATACGCGGGCGTGCATGAGTTCGGCTACTCGGGCAGTCAGAGCGTGAAGGCGCATTTACGAACTATCAAGCAGGCTTTTGGCAGGCCGCTCAAATCGCCGGTGACTCAAAACGTGTCGGCGCATTCACGGCATGTCAACTTCCCTGAGCGCTCTTTTATGCGGACGGCATTGAATGAAATGGAGCCGCAGATCCGCGCTCAATTTGAATCGGCATTATCAGAAGTCATCTCGCGGATGAGAGGTGCAGCATGACCCGCGAAACCATATATGCAGCGCTCTTTACGGCGGTTCAGGGCGTCTCTGTGCTGGCAGGCGTGAAGACGACAAGTAGACGGCTCCGGCACTGGGCGGATGTTGCGGTGAACGAAAAGCCCGCGATCTTCCAGGTGCAGCGCTTTGAGGACCCTATCCAGCAGCGCATGTTGCCGACTAAATGGAAGCTCTATGCCGATCTGTATGTCTATGTGGACGCTGGCCAGGACCCGCACGCTTCACCGTCCATTTTATTGAATCCGATACTTGACGCGATTGAAGCCCTTTTTCCGACTGACGCGGACCATCTGCAAACGCTTGGCGGCCTCGTGAGCCATTGCTGGATTCACAGCCGAATAGAAACGTCGGAAGGCACGCTCGGGTCGCAGGAAGTGGCAATCGTGCCAATAGAGATATTAGCGCCAACATAAGGAGGAAGAAATGCCGAAAGAAGAAAAATCTAATTTTGAGAAGATCGAGACCTGGTTTCAGAAGTGGTTTCACAACCAGCCCGGCTTCTCTGATGTCGCAATAGTTCAGGAAAGACTGCACAACGCGAAAATGGAGCTCCATGCGGTATTTCCTGAGCCGGTTGAGGATGTGAAAGAAGCCCCACTAAAAAAGATAAAATAACTCTCTTAAGCAAAGGAGGTTTTTACAATGGCATACGAATTTGGATCAGGCAGTCTCTGGGCCATACCGACAATCACCCTTGCAGGCGTAGCGGTGACAAACCCCACGCCGGTGCCTTTCGGGGCATTGCAGGACGTGACTGTAGATATGAGCTGGACGATGAAGGAATTGTTCGGCCAGTACCAGTTCCCGCTGGCAGTAGCGAGAGGAACTGCGAAATTGACCGCAAAGGCGAAGGCCGCGAAGATCACGGCAACGCTGTTTAACCAGGTGTTCGGTGAATCGGTCACGACTCCGGCAGAAAACAAAGTGGCCTTCCAGGAAGCGGGTACGGTTCCGGCAGCTTCTGTATACATAGTCACCGTAACCAATAACGCGACGTGGACGACTGATCTCGGCGTCATCTATTCGGCAACAGGACTCCCCCTGACAAGGGGCGCGACAGCGACAGGCATCGGCGTCTATTCCGTTGCGGCGGGCGTGTACACCTTCAACTCTGCCGACGCGAACGCCGTCCTGAAGATCAGTTACATCTACACGACAACCGTCGCTCCCGGCACGAAATTCACGATCAACAACCAGCTGCTCGGACTCTCCCCGTTCTTCTCGATGACCCTAAATCAGGTCTATCAGGGGAAGCAGCTCACGATGACTTTCAACAGATGCGTGGCAAGCAAGCTGGCGCTGGCAACGAAACTGGAAGACTTCAACATACCGGAACTCGACATCAGCATGATGGCTGACGATGCAAATATCGTCGGCACATGCAGCGTGTACGAATACTAATAGGAGGCAGTGCATGGGGAACGTGAAATTTGACGGCTTCAAGATAACTATCGGCGGGGAGGAATACATCATTCCTCCTTTGTCGCTGGGCCAGGTTCGCAAACACGAGAATGATATGAAGGCGCTTAGCAGTAAGGATACCGATCCGAATGAGCGCCCGCAGATCATGCTCAGAATAATCCACGCAGCCATGACGCGCAATTACCCTGATCTTACGGTTGGGCAGGTTGAAGATATGGTTGACCTTGGAAATCTCCTACCGATTATCGAAGCGGTTATGAATACATCGGGGATGGCCAGGGCGGCGGGGGAAATGCTGGCGGGGCTTGGCCAGGCTGGGAAGCTGTCTATACCCACCTCATGACGATAACGGGCTGGTCGTGGGAGTACATTGACGAGTACATGACCTTGCCCCGCCTTTATGGAATGCTCGACTACTGGGGAGATCACCCCCCGGTGCATATACTTCTCGCCGCTTTTATGGGCGTGAAGTCTTCAAAGAAGGGGCTGGCCGCCAAGAGCAGCCACGACTTGGAAGACATAATCGGAGATTTTGCGGCTGCGGGGTTCGCAGTCAAGACCATAAAAAAGGAGGATCGGAAATGTACTGGATCATCGGAATAATCATTTTGATCATTGTGGCTATCATCGCCGTTCTCGCTTACCGGAACAACCAGGCAAAGGTTGAGGATGCCCTGAAAACTGCCGGAGAAGACGTCGGCAAAATCAAAGCAGACGTTCAGGCAGTTAAGGACAAGGCCGCAAATATGGCGAGCGCATTGAAGAAGTAATGCCATGTCTGACCAGGAACTCAAAGTAAAAATAACCGCTGAGGCGGATGGCATAAAGACCGGATCGGAGCAGGGCGCTGCTGCGTTCGCGCAGGCGTGCGACAAGATCAAGGACTCCACAACCGGGCTCAATGACGTTATCGGCAAGCTCGGCGGGTTGCTTGCGGGCGTGCTCTCTGTCGGTGCGATGAAATCCGCCATAGACGCCGCCACGTCTTATAATGCCAGCATCATCTCGTTATCGCGTGTCATGGGCGTTACGACTGAGCAGGCATCTGTGCTGTCCACGGCGATCAAGATCATCGGCGGCACTACCGAAGAATATGCCGCCATGAACATGCGCCTCGGCATGCACATAAAAAGCAATGCCGATGCCCTCCAGCAGCTTGGTGTTGTCCTGAAAGACGGCAACGGCCATCTGCTCGGCCAGCAGGAAATCTTCGAGAACACAATCAAGACAATGGGTGAGTACAAAGAGGGCGCTGATCGAAACCAGTTTGCCCTCTATGCGTTCGGACGCGGTGCCGCGGAAGTCTATAAATATCTTAACCTCAATCAGGACATGATGAAGCGGGCCACGGAAATTGCAGAGAGGTATGGGCTTGTCATCGGCGGTGACGCAGCGCAGCAGACGAAGCAGATGTCTTACCAGTTAAATATTCTCGGAATCATATTTGATGCTGTCAAGGTCCAGATCGGAAACGAGATGCTGCCTACGATTGTTTCTCTCGCGGGGGCGCTTGGTGAACTGGCCGGCACTACGATGCCCTACATCATGGGTGCGGTAAAGGCATTCATGACAGTCTTTGAGGGACTGAGGCTTTCCGTACAGATAGCGGGAACGGTCATACTTGGCACCCTGTATGCCATAGGCGATATTGTTGCATCCGTGGCGAAGGCTGTAATGCTGGTCGTGAAGGGTGATTTTTCGGGTGCCTGGGGCGCTCTCAAAGGTGGCGTTTCCAACGCAAAGACCGATGTCAAGGCGATGATGGAATCCATTGTTACCGACGCTGAGAAATCAGCGAAGCGCCTTGAACAGATATGGATGCCAGGCAAAGCTCCTGCTGCATCAACGGCAGGCCCCGGCAAGGGCACGAAGAGCTTTACGGAGCCGGACAAGGCGAAAGAAGACGCCTCATCCGACATGGCGAAATGGCGGGACGAGCTTGAGCAGAAGAAGATGGATCAGAAGGCTTATTTTGATTTCTCCATAGACGAGGAAAGGGCTTTCTGGGAAAGCAAGAAAGCGCTGGCGACGAAAAACAACAACGACCTCTTCCAGATCAATCACCAGCTCTTCGAACTCGACAAGCGGGAAGTCCAGCAGGGAATCAGGGACGAAGAGACGCGGATTGCGTCCGCGAATAAACTGGCAGAAGAAGCCGCTGCTGCCAAACAGCGGGAGATCGACACGAAGTTCAGGCTCGGCGAGATATCGGCAAAGGAACAGATAAGGCAAGAGCAGGAAGTTCAGAACAATCTCTTTGAAATTCAGACGCAGAATTTCTCAGAGCTTGAAGCACTGGCTGAAAAATACCCGGCGATCTGGCAGAAGGTGCACGAGCAGGTAGAGGCGAACACGCAAAAGCATAATGAAAAAATTACTGCCCTGAATGACAAGCTCTCCATCGAGACGAAAAAGACCTTTGATACACTCCTTTCGCCTATTCAGTCGGCCATCAGCACATCCATACAAGGCATGATCCTGGGCACTACGACGCTGCAGCAGGCTGTGAATAGGCTGGGGCAGTCCATCCTGGCATCGTTTGTTGACCTCGGCGTGAAGTCGCTCAAGGACTGGACTTCAACGCAGCTTGCAAAGCTAAACGTGTCGGAAATGGTTTCACAGGCGCTTGTCGCGCTGGGGATCACCACGGCTGCCGAAGAAGAGGCAATAGAAGTAGAGGAAGATGCAGTCCAATCAGTGGCAAATGTCGGCAGGGCAACCTCCAATGCTGCGGTAGCTGCAACGTCTGCGGCCTCTTTTGCCGGGCCTGCTGCCCCGGCAGTCGCGGCGGCGGTTTTCGCATCAATGGCACCGTTTATCGCCATGGCTTCTTTTGGCCAGGGCGGCTGGGTTCCGAAAGACATGATGGCAAACGTACACGCTGGAGAGATGGTGCTGCCTCCTGATTTTGCAGCGGGGCTCAGTAATCTTATCGCGGGAGGGAGTGGCGGAAGGGGAAGTGGAGACACTTATCACGTTACCGCCCTCGACTCGAAATCGTTCATGAGCAGGGAAGGGCGCAAGGTGCTCAAGGGGCTAAAAGGGAGCGCAAGAAGCCTGGGAATAAGGATGTAAAAATGTCTAATCTCGTGTTTCCGTCATTGCCGGGACTAAAATGGAATCAAACAAAAGTTCCCCTCTTCTCGACGCGCACACAGATGGCAACATCCGGCAGATCATTCAGGACGGCATTTTATCAATACCCATTATATCAATACGACCTATCTTATGAAATTCTCCGCGATGACGTTGCTCACAATGAACTGAGAACGCTCATGGGGTTTTATCTTTCGCGTCAAGGTGCGTTTGACAGTTTTCTTTATATCGAGCCCTCCGACAATATCATTACCGGGCAGGCAATCGGGGTCGGCAATGGAGTAACGGCGGCCTTTCCGCTGATCAGAACATATGGCGGGTTTACAGAGCCCCAGCCTGATGTCATGCCTCCGCTTAGTCCCACTCCGGTGTTGAATATATACGTCAATGGCGTTCTCCAAAGCCCTTCTTATTATGACATCAAGGATACCCTCGGCAACATCAGCTATTTCAACGGTGCTATCCTGACGTTCAAGGCGGGGCACATCCCGGGCGCTTATGCAATTACCGCCGACTTCTCTTATTACGAAAGGGTCTGCTTTATGGAATACGGAGCGGGCGCGTCTGATGCGTGGAACATGTTCATGTATAATTTATGGGAACTTAAAAAAATAACGCTGGAGTCATTCAGATAATGAAGACGGTAGCCGGAGGCCTGATTACCTTATTGCAGAACAGCAGCCAATTCTATGTGGCTGAGGTCTTCACGCTGACCCTGCTCGACGGGACTGTCCTATATTATACGACGCTCGATACTGATGTTGTCTGGAGCGGCGATACCTTCCTGTCTGCCGGCCTGCTTTTGAAACGCAGCAAGATAACGCAAATGCGCGGGCTCGAAGTTGATGAGTTAGGGATCGATGTATATCCTACGGCAGCCGCCCTGATAGGAGGTATCGCTTTTCTGGCCGCCTGCCGGAACGGCGCTCTCGATGGTGCTACCGTGAAATTAGAGCGCGTGTTCTATCCTTCATGGGGTGCTACGGCAACGGGCGGTTATAATCTGTTCACCGGCGTCGTCTCTGACATCGAAATGGGAAGGACATATGCAAAGCTCAAGGTGCTCAGCCAGCTTGAGTTGCTGCAATCCCCGTGGCCAGTGAATGTCTATCAGCCGGGATGCGTCTGGTCGCTATATGGCGCAGGATGTGGAGTAGTAAAGTCGTCATTTACGAACACGGGTCTCGTCATTGCCGGAACGCTCACTGTCAACAGCTTTTCAACGAACAGGCCAGAAGTAGATGGCTACCATGACCTCGGTGTAATCAAATTCACGTCCGGACTCAACTCCGGGATCACGCGAACGATCAAATCCTTCCTGCATACGAACGGCATTGTTAACCTGATTCTCCCGCTGAATAACGTCCCAATAGCTACCGACGCATTCAATATCTATCCTGGCTGCGATCATCAGAAGGCAACATGCGCGAGCAAGTTTTCGAACGGCTCCAATTTCAGGGGTTTTCCCTATATCCCCATACCGGAGACGGCATACTGATGAATGAAAAAGAATTAAGGCAGGCAATAGTTGATGAAGCAAAAACGTGGGTGCGCACACCCTGGCACCACGAAGCCCGCGTCAAAGGCGCGGGTGTGGACTGTGGAATGTTCCTTCTTGAAGTCTATGAGAAGGTGGGACTAATCCCCCATATTGAGCCTGATCACTATAGCATGGACTTCATGTGCAATCGCTCTGTGGAATGGTTTCTCGAAACAATACTGAAGCATGCAGTCGAGATCACAGATCCGCCGTTCCTTCCCGGAGACGTGATCATGTTTCAGCAGGGCCGGATTTACAGCCATAGCGGCATTATTCTGGACTGGCCGAATATCATCCACGCATCCGCCCCTGATAAATGCGTGACCTATGCAGATATAAGCCTGTCTCCATTGGCAGACAGGAAGCGTAAGATTTTCCGGTATAAGGATTTTATAGAATGAGCCTTTTCGGTGGATCAAAACCAGCATTGAGCCAGCAGCCGCCCGCATACAACGCGCTGCGCATCCAGACATCGACAAGCGGGATGGTAATCCCTGTGGTATTCGGAACAACGCGCGTTACAGAAAACCTTCTCTGGGCTGGCGATTTCACCGCAACGCCCCATGCATCAAGCTCAGGCGGGGGAGGGAAGGGCGGAGGGGGCGGAGGCTCGCCGAATATCACCTATACGTATAGCGTCTCATTCATCATGGGGCTTTGTGAAGGATTGATTACGAATATCCTACAAACGTGGGCGGGGAAAGCATTGGAGCCCTCATATACTGCGTTTGGCTTAACGGGCTTCGCTGGCTCATATCCCCAGGCTGTATGGGGCTACATGACATCGAATCATCCTACCGAGGCATTGAATTACCCCGGTATCGCAGGCGTGGAATGTGCAAACTTCGATCTCGGCACGTCTGATGCCCTGCCTAATTTTACCTTTGAAGTACAGGGATTAAATATAGTCGGCGGCCTAAACGACGCGAACCCCTCAGACATCATCACGCAGATGATTACCAACACAAAGTTTGGGCTGGTTCCATCCTTCCCGCTGGACGTTTCTGACTACGCGACTTACTGCCTCGCGTCAAACTTCCTTCTGAGCCCGGCATTCACAGAACAGAAAAACCTTGCAGACCATATCCAGGATATTCTCGATCAATCAAATTCAACGTGCATCTGGCATGATGCCCAGACGTTGCGGATCGTGCCCTTTGGCGATACTTCAGTCACGGCCAACAGCACGACATGGACGCCGAACGTGACCCCGCTTTACGATCTCACGGATGATGATTTCCTTGGAGACAATACCGCTGATCCGATCAAGGTGACAAGGAAATCACCTGCACAGGCGGAGAATGATGTCAAGGTAGAGTTCTTCGACAGAGCAAACGGTTACAATGTCAGCGTGGCGGAAGCCTACGACCAGGGCAGCATAGACCTATATATAAAAAGGCCGTCATCGACAAAGCAGCATCATGCGATCTGCCAGGCGTCCATAGCGGCCTCGCTCGCGCAGCTTATCCATCAAAGACAGCTCTATATCAGGAATGAATATGAATTCCAGTTAAGCGGTCTGAAATATGGCCATCTTGAGCCGATGGACACTGTGACGCTTACCGATTTGGCGCTCGGACTGAATAAGTTTCCAGTCCGGATCATACAGATTGATGAAAATGAGGACTGGGACCTTGACGTTACGGCGGAGGACTTTCCGCAAGGCGTCGGCCATGCAGCGACTTACGGCAGACAGGCTGGAAGCGGATATGCAGTCAATTACAACGTCGCGCCGGGGAACGTCAATACTCCCGTTATTTTCAACGCTCCGGGCGCGTTGACAGCCACGGGTTACGAAATATGGTGCGCTCTCTCCGGAGGCGTGAACTGGGGCGGCTGCGATATCTATGCCTCGACTGACGCCGGATCATCTTACAAATTTATCACGCGCCTTTATGGGGCATCAAGATATGGAGTCCTGACGGCACCGCTGGCAATCGGTGCCGATCCCGATACGACACATACATGCGCGGTAGACCTGACAACTTCCAATGGCGCATTGCTTTCTGGCACGCAAGCGGACGCCGACAACAAGATCACGCTCTGCCTGGTTGACAGCGAAATGATTTCCTACCAGACGGCCACGCTGACGTCTGCAAACCATTATAACCTGACTGCCTACCTCCGGCGCGGCTGCTATGGCTCCGCGATTGCCCCTCATCTTACAAATGCGCAGTTTGTCAGGCTTGACGACCAGCTTGCGAAAATTGCATTCGACCCTTCCCTGATAGGGCAGACGCTGTATCTCAAATTTCTATCATTCAACACTTTCCAGCTCGCCAACCAGAACCTTGCCGACGTCTCCCCATATACCTACGTCATTGGCGCGGGGCTGTCGTTTCCCGGCAATATCCAGAATTTTAACGCCTCGCAGAATGGCGTCTTCGTCATCTTCTCGTGGGACAATATCAATGACGCAGCAGTTGCCGGGTATGAGATCAGATATAATCAATCGGGAAATACAAAATGGGGGGATGGCTCGCCGATCACGAAGGTTGAAAAGGGGACACACCTCGTAAGCCTGAAGGTCGCGCCGGGATCATGGACTTTCCTTATCGCCGCCATTGATAAATCAGGGAATTACTCACAGACGCCCGCGACATATACAATGACTGTTTCAAATCCGAACTTCCCGGTAATCACGTTGGCCGATGAGGCGACGCTTGGCTGGCCGGGACTTTTTAACCTCTTTGCAAACGGCACCTTTGCCACGAACATAACCGGCTGGGCAGGGTGGAATAGTGGTACGGTTGCATGGGACGCTGGCGGTTATTCTGGCGGATGCCTTAAGGTAACGGCGGGGGCATCGCCGAGTGGTGCATTTCAGTCTGCCCCAATTACCGTCACAGCGAATGCGCTTTATAATCTGGCGCTGAGATATAAGTGCAATTCAGGTTCCGACATCGCGGGTTACTGGGTTTACGATAATACTCATTCCGCATTCATCGTGAATTACACCTACTTTGCGAACAGCGTGACGTGGAGTGCGCTTCAGCCAATTCAGTTCACAACGCCCGTGGGCTGCACGTCTATTTACGTCGGTCTCATAGCGCAAACGAATGGTCAAATAGTCTTTTTTGATGAAGTCTCGCTGGCATTGACTGCGCCATATCTTATTGTTCATCCCTCAAATGTCCTCGTCCCGTTGTCGCAGGGCCCTGCCTCCGGTGACGGCTGGAATACATTCGATAAATTCTGCCCGGTCCCCTATGCGACTTATACCTACGTCGCGTCGGAGAAAACCCTGTCGCAAAATCAGAAAATCAGGGCGCTCGCTCAGCTCGTCTCAAATCTTGGGCCCGGTGAATTGGGCGTGGCCTCTCCACAACTGAATATTAAATGGCATGCTTACGGCGTTGCCTATAACGCTTTCACGCCGTGGGACGTGGGAGACATCACGGCAATCGCCGTGGATATGGAATTTATCCTGACGGCATCGGTAGGTCTCGCCTACATCGCTTCATTCATTCCGATGCTCGACATGCCGACACGAACGGAGCCTAACCCAGCATCGCTGGGGATCGGAGTTTCTGTATCGCACCTGGGAACGGCGATTACATACGGAACGCCATTTAATTTTCTGCCGAACGTACAGGCCACGGCAATAGGTGCGTCCGGCCTGGTCGCCGTGCCTTCCGCGCAGACAGTCAACGGATTTACTTTAACTATATATAACTCTGCCGGAACAGCGGTTGACGGTGCCGCCAACTGGCAGGCTCAAGGAGTGTGATTTATGGGAGTAGCAACTTTCGCGCAGAACAATTACACGATAGACGATTCAACTACCTACAAGACGAAACTCGACGGGAATGTGCAGGTCATGGCGCGGATCGCAGCGATGTTCGCGCCGCACCAATCGTCACCGGCAGCGATGACAGTCACGATTGACGCAGGAGCATTGTTCGTCAGCGGAGCCATCGTCGCGCAATCCGCTCAAGTGTCTGGAGCGATCACGGCACCTGTTTCAAATCCCCGTATTGACCGCGCTGTCATAGATACAACTACTGGAGCCCTCTCGATCATACCCGGCGCTGAGGCTGGAAGCCCATCGCCGCCTGTGATAACAGCCAACAAGCTGCCAGTGGCGCAGATCGCGCTCGTCGTCGGGCAAGTATCAATCCTGAACGCGAATATCACGGATGAACGGATAGGTTCTGGCGCTGGGAGCAGCAGCGGGAAAGTTGTCCAAATAATAGACGCAATCTTGACCAGCTCTGGAAGCACGAATGTTGTCGTCCCGTATGACAATACCATACCGCAGGCAGCAGAAATGACGGAAATTCTTACCGGAACGATCACGCCATGGAATGCAGCAAACATATTGCGGGTTGATGTCATAATGCCGATGATGGATACGACCACAGGGCAGGTGGGGATTATGGCGCTTTTTATTCCCGCTGCGTCAAATAACGCCCTGTCAATCGCAAGCTTAGGACCAGCCGCCGCGAATTATACGGGCGGAATGGCGCTCCGGTATGCTATCGCAGCCGGGGGCACAAGCCCCATTACCTTCAGTCTGCGCGTAGCGGTTTCGGACAGCGGTTATTTTTATTGGAATCGAAGAGGCGCTGGCGACCTGTTTAATACAACGTCGAGGACGTATATGACCATAGCCGAAGTGACGCCGTAAGCCATACGATAGGAGAGAATAAATGCCATTTAT